AGATTATCGAATTTGTTATGGAGTTTGGTAGAAAATATGGGTATACATTTGAGCATGAGGCAACATATGATAAATTCTGCCTAGTAAATGATGCAGTATATATCGCCAAATATGGTTGGGCGGCTAAGAGTAAATTAATAAATACATGGACCGCAACAGGTACACAATTTAAACAACCTTATGTATTTAAAACATTATTTAGTCATGAGCCATTAGTCTTCGCTGATTTTTGTGAAACTAAGACTGTAAAAACTTCTCTATATTTGGATATGAATGAAAACCTACCAGATGTAACAATGTATGAAAAAGAATTAGAAGAAAGAATTAAAGACGAAAAAGATAATGTACCAATCTCTAGGATGACCGCCAATAGAAAAAAACACCCAGAACTAATTAATATTAGTATGGAAGAACTAGAAGCGCTCATTGCGTCTGGTCATAATTATCATTTCGTTGGGAAAGCCGGAGCGTTTACACCAATAAAAGAAGGCGCTGGTGGAGGAAAACTTTTAAGAAAAAGTGATAACACGTATTACTCAGCAACTGGAGCTAAAGATTATCGATGGTTAGAATCTGAAATGGTTCTCGCTCTTAATAAAGAGAAAGATATTGATATGTCGTATTATGAGTTATTAGCTTCTAATGCTAAAAAAGATATTAATAACTTTGGCGATTTTGATTGGTTTGCGTCAGAACAGCCATATGATATTAATGATAATTGGATACTACCATTTTAGATTTGAAAGGAGACATAAAATGTCAGAAAAAAAAAGAGTAGAAACTAATATTAAGATTGAGAATGCGAGAATTGGTTTTAAGAATTTCTCAGGAAAGGAAGGCCAGTTTAACCCAGCAGGTAGAAGAAATTTTTGTGTATTTCTTGAAGATGACTTAGCAAGAATCCTTCAAGCTGATGGTTGGAATGTTCGATGGTTAGAGCCAAAAGATGATGGTGATGAACCAGTGCCTTATCTACAAGCTGCCGTTTCCTTTGATCCAATACCACCTAAAATTATGCTTGTGACTCGTTCGGGTATGACACAACTTGATGCAGCTACTGTTGAAATATTAGACTTTGCAGATATAGAATCTGTTGATTTAGTTTTAAATCCTTATAATTGGTCCATGAAAAATGGTTCAGCAGGTGTTAAGGCTTATGTAAAAGTAATGTATGTTACAATAGCAGAGGATGCATTTGAGGATAAATATCATAATGCCCCAGATTCTGCTATAAAATGTGTTGGGCCGAATTGTCCAATAAATGATTAATCTTTATGACCATCAACTAGAAGCGCTTGATAACTTAAAGACTGGCTCCATCCTTTGTGGTGGAGTTGGGTCTGGAAAGTCTCTGACTTCGCTTGCATATTTTATTAAATCTTGCGGTGGTGATATAAATATTAATGGCTCGTCAGATTACTCACCAATGACAAAACCAAAAGATTTATATATAATAACAACTGCTCGTAAAAGAGACTCTTTAGAGTGGCATAGTGAATGTGCTCATTTTGCGCTATCTACCAAAAAAGAGTTGAGTGTTGATGGTGTTACTGTCGTTATTGATTCATGGAATAATATAAAAAAGTATAAAGAGGTTGTTAATGCATTCTTTATATTCGATGAGCAACGAATAGTTGGAACAGGAACCTGGGTTAAATCATTTATTAAAATTTCAAAATCAAATGATTGGATTTTATTAAGCGCCACACCAGGTGATGTATGGATGGATTATGTTCCGGTTTTCATTGGAAATAAATTCTATAAAAATCATAGAGAATTTATTAGAACCCATGTAGTTTATGATAACTTTAGTAAATTTCCAAAAATTGATCATTATGTTAATGTTGGTATATTAGAAAAACATAAAAAAGATATATTAGTTGATATGTCTTTTGAGCGCCTAACCACATCTATACATAAAGATATTATAGCATCATATGATACTTATAAATTTAACCGAGTAATGAAAGATAGGTGGAATGTTTATGAAAATAAACCCATAAAAGACATTAGTCAATTGTATCATCTTATGCGAAAAGTTGTAAATGAAGACACAAATCGTTTAGCAATAGTTAAACATTTAGCGAGTATTCATAAAAAAATAATAATATTTTATAATTTTAATTATGAGTTAGATATATTGAGAACGCTTAATAAAGACTATGAGGTTGCTGAATGGAATGGACATAATCATGACCCGTTACCAACATCAGACTCTTGGATTTATTTAGTTCAATACTTAGCTGGGGCAGAAGGTTGGAATTGTATAACTACTAATGTTGTAGTTTATTATTCTTTAAATTACTCATATAAATTAACTGCACAAGCCGGCGGAAGAATCGATAGATTAAATACTCCTTTTAGAGAATTATATTATTATCACATTATATCAAAATCGCCAATTGATATTGCTATACAAAAATCTTTAAAACAAAAAAGAAACTTCCAAGAGAACAATTTCATTAAAGAGTAGTGGTCGCGTCAAATACATATGCTATAATAGAAGGAGTAGAGAATCGCTATTCCTTTTATTTTTTTTTAGGAGAAAACAATAATGGAAAGTAAATTTCAAAGTGACTTAATCAAAAAGTTAGAAGCTATATTTCCAGGATGTCTGGTTCTTAAAAATGATGCGAACTATATTCAAGGTTTTCCAGACCTTACCATTTTATGGAATGAATATTGGGCAGTTCTTGAATGTAAAAAATCGGCGAATGAACCATTTCGTCCAAACCAAGAACACTACATAGACTATTGTGATAATATGTTCTTTGGTAGATGCATCTATCCAGAAAATATGGAGGTTATATTATATGAACTTCAACAAGCATTTCGAGTTAAAAGATAAACATGCTTTTTTAAGTCCTAGTAAATATCATTGGGTAAATTATGATGAGGCTAAGCTAGAAGAAAACTATTCAAAATATCAAGCTAAAGAAAAAGGTGTAAGATTACACGCTCATGCCTGTGAGTCGATATTACTTGGTATTGATTTACCGAAAAGAAACAAAACATTAAATTTATATATTAACGATGCTATAGGGTTTATGATGACGCCAGAACAACCTCTTAAATATTCAGATAATTGTTTTGGAACAGCTGACGCAATTAGCTTCAGAAAAAACATGCTTAGGATCCATGACTTTAAAAGTGGAGAGACAAAATCATCAATGAAGCAATTGGAGATTTATGCAGCTCTCTTTTGTTTAGAATATGATGTTAATCCTAACGATATCCAAATAGAATTAAGAATATATCAATTAGATTGTGTGCTTATACATAATCCAGATAAAGAAGACATATTATATATTATGCAGAAAATTATATCATCCGATAAACATATCAATGAAATGAAAGCTGAGGTGTAAAGTATGACAGAGTTTCTCAAACACGAAGGTACAAAGCGACACTCTGGAAGATATCCTTGGGGTTCAGGAGATACGCCTTATCAAAGTGATAAAAATTTTATAGCTTATGTTAATGATTTAAAAAGAAAAGGCCTTAGCGATAAAATGATTGCTGATGGTATAGGCTGGAAGGTTAATGAATTAAGAGCAAATAAATCAATAGCGACTAACTCTGTTAGAAAAGAAGATTTAGCCACGGCTTCTAAATTAAAAGCTAAAGGTTATTCCGACACAGCTATTGGATTGAAAATGGGTAAAAATGAATCTTCTATTAGAAGTTTATTAAATGCCGAAACCAAAGCACGCAAAGAAGTCACCGAAGCAACTGCCAATATGTTAAAGGAAAATTTGGAAAGAAAACAATATTTAGACATAGGCGCTGGAGTAGAGAGACATATCGGTCTAAATAGAACAAAATTTAGAACTGCCGTTGCAATGCTAGAAGAAGAAGGATACACAACCCATTATATTCCAGTAACCCAATTAGGAACCGGTAAAGTAACAACATTGTTTGTACTTGCTAAACCAGGAACTACTTGGTCTGAAGTTTCTAAGAATAGGGCAGAGATAAAACAAATAAAAGATTATACTGAAGATGGTGGAAGATCTTTCTTAGGTCTAGAACCAATAAGAAGTATTGATTCAAAACGACTTACGATAAACTATGCCGAAGATGGTGGAACAAAAAAAGATGGAGTTATCGAACTTCGTCGAGGCGTAGATGAT